CCAAGGCCCCGGCTTCGGCTGGGGCCATCCATTGGGGACACCATGGAACACCAAGAATTCCCGAAGCTGCTCTACAAGGGCGGCGACATCCATGCCGAGTACGTGATCGTTCACGACGAAGCCCAAGAAGATGCTGCAGAAGGCTTTGAGGTCGCCGACCTTGACACTGACAAGCCTGTAGCCGACGCTCCCAAGAAGCGCGGTCGTCCTGCCAAGGTTCAGTGATGGCAACGGCGCTCGACAGCATCAAGCGCGCCATGCGTCTGATCGGCGTTCTCTCCATTGGTGAGACGCCTTCCGACGACGAATCGGCGGATGGCTTGACCGCGCTTAATGCCATGCTTGATTCGTTCGCCAACGACAAGCAAGTGATCTATGCGCCGTCGTTGGATGTCATCGCCTGGGCTCCTTCGACTTCGAGCTACACAGTTGGACCGACCGGAACCGTCGCCACGGTGCGTCCGGTCTCTCTGCTGACCAGTTGCTATTTCGATTGGGGCGGCGTGAGCTACCCGCTCGAACCAATCTCTGTCGATGAGTACAACGAGATCTCGCTGAAGGGCCTGAACACCACGATTCCGCAATACATCTGGTGCAACCCCACGTTCCCGGACAGCACGATCACCCTGTGGCCCACGCCGAGCACGGCAATCTCGGTCAAGTTGTGGTCTACGAAGGTTCTCCAGTCGATCCCGACTCTGACGACCGACCTCCCATTGCCTCCTGGGTATCAGGATTTCATTGATTTCAACCTGGCCGAACGCCTCGCGCCTGAGTACGAGCGGCAAGTGCCGATGGCTGTTGCAAGACAAGCGATGTTGACTCGAAAAACGCTGGCGAGGGCTAATTATGTCTCGCAGCAGATGTCTTATCCCGCCGCGAGCCTGCCGCACAACGGCCAATTCAACATCTACTCGGGCCAGCCGCTGTGAACCTGCGCCCGATTCCCTTGTTTGGCATTGGCAACCAAGCCAAGTCGGTCAATGTCAACGATCAAGAGCGTCTGAACCTCTACGTCGAGGTGAATGAAGACCCCGAAAAGCACGTACTGACCATGTACGGCACGCCGGGACTCTTGGCTTTTGTGAACTTCGGCGCGTTTCCTTCACGTGGCTGGTATCAGCTCGGCAATTTCAATTACATCGTCAACCGCGACAAGTTCTATCGCGTTGCGAACGATGGCAGTTACACGCAAGTCGGCACGCTGAACACCGATTCTGGTCGCGTTGACATCTCCGATAACGGCGTGCAGATCATGGTTGTGGACGGACCGAATGGGTACATCTACGGCGTGGACTTGACGCCAAAGACCATCTCGACAATCACCAGAGTGGGGACAACGGCAACGCTCACCACTGCCGAGCCGCATGTCTTGTCAACGGGGATGCAGATCACGGTCTCAGGAGCGTCCCCCGCTCAGTACAACGGCACGTTCACGATCACGGCAACCGGTGCCAGCACGTTGACCTATGTGATGGCGAGTGATCCTGGCTCGTCTGCCTCTCCGGTTGGCTCCTACGTCATCGCATCAGCCTTTGCGCAGATCTCGGATGCAGATTTCCCCGGTGCGGATACCGTCACCTTCCTAAATCAGCGATTCATCATCACAGAGCCCAACTCGGGCAAGTTCTGGTGTTCTCAGTTGATCGATGGCTCATCTTTTGATGGGCTTGACTTCGCAACTGCTGAATTCGCGCCTGACAACCTTGTGAGGTGCATGGCCGACTCGGGCCAGTTGTACCTCTACGGAACGACCACGACAGAGATTTGGGGCGACTCTGGAGCTGCTGACTTTCCGTATGCAAAGGTCGGTGGTGGGGCTGTGGAATGGGGCCTTGAGGCTCGCTGGAGCTTGGCGAAGTACATGAACTCCATGGCCTTCCTGGGCAGAAACAGGCTGGGTCAGGTGCAGGTCTGCCTGATGGCCGGCGCTCAAGTCCAGCCGATCAGCAACCCTCAGGTTGAGGCCGAATTCACGACCTACGGCGACACGTCGAACGCGACGGGGTTTGCCTACATGGTCAATGGGCACCCGTTCTATCAGATCAATTTCCCCACCGTTGGGAAATCCTGGCTGTACGACGGCCAATCCCGTTCGTGGAGCCGGCTGGAGTCGTCCGGTGGTCTGCATCGCGTGCAGGGAGCGGTGCAGTTGCTCGGCACGATCTACGGCGCGGACTACCAAAACGGCAAGCTCTACAAGATCGAGCCCGATGTCTACACCGACGACGGCCAACCCATCGCCAGGGAGTTTGTGAGCCGGCATCAATCGATCGGGGATTTCACGTTCATCCCTGAGTTGTGGCTTGAGATGGAGTCCGGCGTCGGCCTTCAATCGGGGCAGGGCTCAGATCCGCAAGTGATGATGCAAATCTCACGCGATGGCGGGCACACCTGGGGGAATGAACTCTGGCGTTCGTTTGGTCGGGTTGGTCAATACCTCTACCGCGCAGTGTGGAGACGTCTTGGACGGTCTCGAGATTGGGTCTTCAAGTTCCGCGTGACTGACCCCGTGAAAGTGGTGTTTGTCGCCGCCTGGGGAAGGGTGACGAAGTGAGCTACGAACTCCCCTCCAATGATCCTCTGGTTGATGAGCGCCGCATGTCGTACCGGACATGGATGCAATGGCAGTCAACGACTCACAGCTATGTGCTGAGCATCCCTCAAAGCGGGGTGACGGCCAATCGCCCAGTTTCTGGCTTGTGGATCGGCAGGCAGTTCTACGACACCACGTTGAACAAGCCGGTCTATGTGTCTGCCGTGAACCCCACGGTCTGGCGCGATGCTGCGGGGGTGGTGGTTTGATCGCTTACAAGTTCGATCTGGCGACCGGGAAACCCGTCGTCACGATGCGCCAGAAGGTCGAGACGTTGGAGCGGTCCATGTACTCGATGCCGCAGGCTGAATGCCCTGTGCGGCACTACTTCGCCAACGGCATGTATGCGCGGGAAATCACGATCCCCAAGGGCGTGACGCTGGTTGGTGCGATTCACAAGACCGAGAACCTCGCCATCTTGTCCAAAGGCAAGTTGGAGCTTGTCACTGATGCGGGGACGGTGACGCTTGAAGCGCCTTGCACCGTCACGGTGAAGCCAGGAACAAAGAACGCCGCCCTCGCACTGGAGGACGCGGTGTGGACGAACTTTCTCCCCAACCCTGACAACGAGACCGACACCGAAAAGCTGGTGGAGGTGTTCACGTATTCCAAAGCCTCCGAGCTTCTCGGGGGGAAAGACAACCCGCAATTGCTGGCCAACGCCAGCCTGGAGAGACTGACATGAGCTTTGGAGCAGTAGCCGCCATCGGCGGAGCAGTGATCGCGGCTGACGCGGCAGGAAACGCAGCGGATGCCCAGAAGGACGCGGCGAACCAGACGAACGCCACGAACCGAGCTGTTTCCCGTCAGCAAATGGAGCTGCAAGAGCCGTTCCGTGAAGCTGGGGTGCTGGGCAACAACCGCCTGATGCATCTTCTAGGCCTTCAATCCGAAGGCGACACAGCAGCGCTCTCCAGTGCGTTTGACTCGATCTATCGCCAAGAGCGTGCGGCTGCAGATGCGGCCCACCGTGCATCTCGTGGTTTTGGTTTCGATGATGCGCCGGCCTGGGCACAGGCTGAGCTTTCGGCCTGGGATGAACAGATCCGAGCGGAGGCGAAAAAGCGCGCTCAACAGCAAGTCAAGGCCAACAGCGGCGGATCGACGCCTACCGATGGTGACTACGGTTCTTTGTTGAAGAAGTTCGGCATGGAGGACTTCCAAGCCGACCCGGGCTATCAATTCCGCATGGATGAGGGCATGCGCGGTGTTGAAGGTTCCGCTGCTGCTCGCGGTGGTCTGTTGTCTGGCGCTGCTCAGAAGGCGATTCAGAAGTACGGCCAAGGTCTTGCTTCGCAGGAGTACGGCAACGCCTACAGCCGGTTCGAGAACGACAAGACGAATACGCACAACAAGTTGCTAAGCCTCATACAGGCCGGCCAAGGTTCGGCCAATCAGATGACGAACACTGCAGGGCAGTTTGCTCAGAACAACGCCAGCGCACTTGGCGCTTATGGCAACGCTTCGGCGGCAGGGTCGATTGGAACTGCCAATGCATGGGGCAACGGGCTCGGTCAAGCCGCCAACATCTACCAAGAAAACCAGCTCATCAAGCAGAACCAAGCCAACTTTGACCGACAGAACGAGCTGTATCGAATGATCAGAAATCCTGGGGCGGGCAGTGGCTCGTCTTGGTACACCGGCAATTCTGGAATGGCGGACTGAAATGGCAACTCTCGACCCCTCGATCATTCTCCAGGCCCGTCAACCGCAGATCGAAAGCCCGGTGAACAACCTGGCAAAGCTGATGCAAGTCCAAGGCATGCAGCAGCAAAACCAGCTCGGTCAGATCAAGATGGACGAATACCGAACGGCTGGTGAGCGTCGAAACAAACTCGCCGCACTGCTCCAAGGCCAGTACGACACGCCGGAAGCCATGGAAGACGCGGTGACTCGCGGCGGCTTCCTCGATGAGGCGGGACAGCTGCGCAAGAGCCGCATGGACGCCTCCAAAGCTAAGGCCGATGTGGGCAAAACGGGCGCAGAGACCGAGAAAATCCAGATCGCCAACCAGCGTGAAAAGCTCGGCCTTGTGGGGCAGTTGCTCAACGGCGTGAAAGATCAGGCGTCGTATGACCAAGCCAGGATGATTGCCCAGCAAAACGGCTTGGACGTGTCGAACATGCCGCCGCAGTACGACCCCGCACTGGTGTCTCAGAAGCTGCAACAAGCCCTCACCGTCGATCAACAACTTGCCCAGGTCTGGAAGCAGAAGGGCTATGACCTTGATGTGCGCACCCAGGCTGAACGCGAGCGCAGCAACAAGGCAAGCGAGGCCACGTCTCGCGGTCAATTGGGCGTGGCTCAGGCGAATGTGGGACTGCGCAAGCAGGAGCTTGAACTGAACAGAAGCGCGCCAAAAGGCCAGTTCATCCAGACCGATCAGGGCTACGTGCTCGCAGATCCCCGAACCGGTCAAGTGCAGCCCGTTGTCGGCGCTGATGGTAAGCCGGTGCAGGGCAAGGCGGCGACGAAGAACCTCACCGAAGGGCAGGCCAAGGCGAACATGTTCGGTTCTCGCATGGTCGAGTCGGATCGCATTCTTGGGGAGCTTGAAGGCAAATACAATCCGATGGCCGTGAATGCCAAGGTTGCTGCCGGTGAAACGCCGCTGATTGGCGGGGTCGCGGCTTGGGCTGGCAACAAGATGCTTTCTGACGCAGGCCAGATGGCAGAGCAGGCACAGCGAGATTTCATCAATGCCGTGCTGCGACGTGAGTCTGGCGCGGTGATCTCGGAGCCCGAATTCAAGAACGCCGCAAAGCAGTATTTCCCGCAACCCGGCGACAACCAGAAGGTTCTCGATCAGAAGCGCCGCAACCGTCAGACGGCCATCAACGGCATGGCCGTCGAGGTGCCGGGGGGGCTCAAATCTGTCCCGTCTTTGACTGCACCGGGGGACTCGTCTGCTGGCGGTTCAAACATCGACGCACTTCTTGAGAAGTACAAATAATGGCAACGCTCGAACAGCTTCAATCGGCATTGGTCAAGGCTGATGCGGCGGGGGACGCTGAAGCCGCGCGCGCATTTGCGGGAGAAATCCGCCGTATGCGGGGCGCAGCGAAAGCGCCTGAGCCGACCTATGACCCAACCGAGGGGATGAGCACCACTGAAAAGGTTCTAGCTGGCGTTGGCAAGGCCATGACTGACCTTGGTCGTGGTGCTGGTCAAATGGTCGGGCTGGTGAGTCGTGATGATGTGGCTGAAGCGAGGAAGCTTGATGCCCCGTTGATGAACACAAAAGCCGGAGCAGCTGGCAATTTCGCGGGCAACGTTGCTATGCTTGCGCCTACCTCGCTGATCCCAGGGGCAAACACCGTTGCCGGCGCTGGGGTAATTGGTGCGGCAACCGGCCTTCTTCAGCCATCTACCAGCACTTCGGAAACGTTGACCAATGTCGGTCTTGGCGGTGCAGGCGGTGCAGTTGGTCAAGCTGTTGCAAACAAGCTTCCTGGCATGGCCCAACAATGGAAGACAAACGCCGCCAACGAAGCCGCACAACAAGCCGCTGCGGCGTCCCAGAAGTTCGGTGCAGCGGCTAAGGGGAATCAACTAGGGTACGTGGTTCCTCCTGCTGACCTCAACCCGGGGATGTTCTCTGAAGCCATGTCTGGCTTGTCGGGCAAGATCAAAACCGCTCAGGTCGCCAGCCAACGAAACCAAGGCGTGACCGACAAGCTGGCTCGCAAGGCGCTTGGGCTGGCTGATGACGCGGTGCTTGATGCTGATGCGCTGCAGACTATCCGCCGACAAGCCGGTCAGGCCTATGACGCGGTGAAGCAGATCGGTCCCGTCAAGGCTGACAAAGTGTTTCTCGATGCTCTTGACAACATCGCATCAACCCAGCAAGGCGCTGGGCGGTCGTTCCCCGGCCTGCAAAACAATGGCGTCGTTGACCTGGTTGCATCGCTGAAGCAACAGGCCTTCGATGCCGGGGACGCGGTAGATGCCACAAAGGTGCTGCGCGAGATTGCAGACAAGGCCTACCGTCAGGGCGACACGTCTTTGGGCAAAGCGGCCAAGGAAGCCAGCAACGCACTGGAAGGCGTGCTGGAGCGCAACTTGCAAGCCGCCGGCAACCCTGATGCACTGAAGTCCTTCCAAGAGGCCAGAAAGCTCATCGCCAAGACCTACAGCGTCCAAAAGGCATTGAACACAGAGACTGGATCTGTGTCTGCTCAAGCGCTGGCGAAGGAGCTCGGGAAGGGTAAGCCACTATCCGGTGAACTCAAGGACGTGGCGCAATTCGCCACTGCATTCCCCAAGGCGTCACAAGCGCTCAAGGAAGCCCCGAAAGCCATCAGCCCCTTGGATTGGGCGGTGTCCGTTGGCTCCACGGCTGCGACAGGGAACGTCTTGGCTCCGCTGATGGTGGGCGCGCGGCCTGCGGTTCGCAATGCTTTGCTATCGCCGTTGGTTCAACGGGCTGCGCTCAATCCGGGTTTTGCGCCGTCTGCCATGTCACAACTGGCACCGGCTGCGCTGGACAACCAGCTTTTGAAGCTGCTTGCCGCCCCGTCAGGGATTACGGGGGCTCTTGCGCTGCAAGGGCAACAGTAAGAAGCGCTTTACCTTTCCTTCTGGCACCCAGCGCTGGACGGCTAGGCGAGCCGGAAGACAGATCAAGCCAAAAAGGATCAGAGAACCAATCGGTTTGAAGATCAGAGCCAAAGCAAAACTCATCCCGAAATTCTAAGCCCCTCCGGCAACGGCGGGGCTTTTTCTTTGGATCCACGAAATGCCCCAATATCTTTCTCCCATCGGGAATGACCAGTTCATCGACGCCAACGGAGACCCGCTCGTAGGCGGTCGGATCGAGACCTACCTAGCCGAATCGAGCACGCCCGCAGCGACGTACACCGACGACAGCGGGTCTACGCCGCAGTCGAACCCGATCTATCTTGATTCGCTCGGTAAGCCCACCTTGGGGCCGATCTGGCTCACAGGCGGGGTGTCGTACAAGTTCATCATCAAGAACGCTGCAGGCTCGACGCTCTGGACGATTGACAACATCGCCGGGGTGAACGATGCGACCTTGAGTCAGTCGGAATGGCTGGAATCTGGGTTCGTGCCGACCTACATCAACGCAACGTCGTTCAGTGTTGCAGGCGACCAGACCGGCACGCTTCAGATCAATCGCCGTCTTCGCACGACCAACACGTCGGGTTTCATCTACTCGACGATCACAAACTCGGTGTTTGCTGCGGGCATTACGACGGTGACGCTGGTGAACTCGGCGGGGGTTCTGGATGCCGGGTTGTCGGCGGTGGCTTATGGCTTGTTGTCTGCAACGAACTCTTCGATCCCCATCATCCAAACTGCAGGTCTCGCCGACAAGTCGGTGACGTTCGCCAAGATTCAGGACATCGCGTCAGCCACCCTGGTTGGTCGGACCGCTTCCGGTTCTGGTGTTGCGGTTGATCTCACGCCGAGCCAGTTTTCCCCGCTGCTGACCAGCAAGATCCAGCCCATTGACGCCTCGGTCGCATCCAACGCCCTGACTGTCACGATCAACCCGACCACCACGGATTACCGCAGCGCAACACTTGGAAGCGGTGCGGTCTCCACCGTATCGAATGCCGCCGCAATCAGCTGTGTTGTTCCCAGCGGTGCCACGCTTGGCTCTACAAACGGCGTTCTGACTAGGATCGCGGTTCTTGAAATCAACAACGCGGGCACTAGCGAGGTCGCCGTTGTCAACCTTGCCGGCGGGGTGAACCTAGACGAACGCGGGGTGATCAGCACAACCGCTCTGAGCACTGGGTCTGACTCGGGGCAGGTCATTTACTCGACGACCGCACGCACGAACGTGCCATACCGCATCGTCGGCTTCATCGAGTACACGCAGGCCACCGCAGGAACCTACGCGACGGCACCAAGCCTAGTGCATGGTTCGGCTGCTCCCCTGGCCATGTGGCTGGCTGGCTATGGGCAAACCCGCCAAGCGGTGACAGGCAGTCGGGCCATGGACACACCCTACACGAACACAACGGGGCGACCGATCCAGGTGACGGTGGCTGCACAAGCTGCTGCTGGTGTGGCGTGCGACTTCACGATTGACGGCACGGTGGTTTCTCGATTCAACATCGCCGGCGGCGTCATGAACAGCACGCACAGCCAGGTTGTTCTACCCGGTGAGGTGTACCGGGCCAACAGCGGAACTCTGTTCGCATGGACGGAGACCCGCTGATGAGCGAATCGAACTTCACCAACCATATCTGACGCGCAGCCATGGCCATCAAGCAAGAAACCCACGACATCCTCATTGAAGCTGTGAAGGCAGCGCCAGGAATCACCATGTCCGCAATCACTTTGAACGGAGCGGTTGCGATTGCGACGATCGTTTTCATCGTGCTCCAAGTGGCCTATCTCATCCGCAAGTGGGTGAGAGAGGAAACGGAGTGGGGCTACCGGCTCAAGCGCTGGGCCGCTGAGAAATTCACCCAACCTGGAGACCTCTGATGAAACTCATCGAAAACGCAAAGCAGTGGTGGCGCATGCTGGTCATCCAAGTAGCCGCCGTGTGGGCCGCAGTCATCACCGTGTGGCCGCTTCTCACCGAGGCCCAGCGCAACGACATGCTGGCCATGCTGGGCATTCCGCCTGAGTGGTTGGGCGGGGTTACTGCAGCGGTGATGTTCCTCACGCTGGTGGCCGCGCGGATCAAAGCTCAGCCGGCGCTGCATCCGAAAGACGGCCAGTGACACGCGAAGACCAGATTCGGGAAGTCGAGATCGGCTTTCTGGAGCTGTTCCAACTTGCTGAAAACTCGTGGTCGAACATCGCTATCGCCGCAAAAGCACGCCTCGTGCATGAGTCGGTGACGAAGCTGTACCGACCAGTTCTCTCTGGCCGCAAGCGCCGTCCGATCAAGGTCGGCTTTCCGCTCGCGCCGCCACCTCCACCACCCGAGCCATTCGAGCCCGTCCAAGTGGACGAACATACCCGATGGGGATGAGCATGATCGAACGACTGATCGCCGCCGGGGTTCACCCGACGCAGGCCAAGGCATTTGCCGAGCCGCTGAAGGCCGCAATGGCGCTGTTCGACATCTCCACAGATGCCCGTATTGCGGCCTTCTTGGCGCAGGCCATGATCGAATCGCAGAGCTTCACCCGACTGGAGGAAAATCTCTTCTACACCACGCCGGCCAGGATCGATGCGGTGTTTATCGCGGTGAAGTCGATCGAGGAAGCCACGCTGTACGTTCGCAACCCGCAGCGCTTGGCAAACAAGGTGTACGCCAATCGCAACGGGAATGGCGACGAAGCCAGCGGCGACGGATGGGTCTTCAGGGGTCGTGGGCTGTTCCAGCTCACCGGCCGGGCGAACTACAAAGCGGCCTCTGAGGGCGTTGGGCTTGGCGCGGTGTACGTACAGCGCCCCGAGCTGGTTTCTCAACCGTCAGACGCTTCCCTGACCGCCGCGTGGTACTGGTCAAGCCGGGGCTGCAATCAACTGATCGACGCCGGAAACTTCGACGCCACCACTCGCCTGATCAACGGCCCGGCCATGCTGCACAAGCACGAGCGCGCCGCCGCCTTTCACCACAACCTGAGTGCATTTGCATGACCGCCATCCTGGGCCTGTTCAACATCGTGCCTGGCTGGGTGTGGGCGTTGATCTGTGCCGGGGCCATGGGAACAAGCTGCGTGCAGACAACCCGCCTATCCGTCGAGAAAGCCAGCATCGCCGCCGAACGCCTGGAGTACGCCAAGGCAGCACTGAAGGCCGTGGAAGTCGCCCAGGCCGAAACCATCCGTCTACAAGGGGTCAAAGATGAAGCCATCAAGAAAGCCGCAACTCGGGCAAATGCAAACAAGGTGGCTGCTGCTGCCGCTGCTTCTGAGCGTGACAGCCTGCGCGACGAACTTGCCGCCGCCAGTGCAAAGCTGCCCAGCCTTTCCCATCAAGCCTGCCTTGCAAGAGCCGATGCCCTCTCAGCCGTATTCGCTCAGTGCACAGGAGCTGTTGAAGGCATGGCGCGCTCGGCTGACGGCCACGCCAATGACGCCCTGACGCTCGATCAGGCTTGGCCTAGCAGCCCGTAACCGAGTCTCCTTGATCAGATCCGTCTGATCCTTAGCCGCCTGCTCCTTCGGGGGTGGGCGGCTTTTTTCGTTTCAGCGAAGCAAAGCTCTAAGGCGGTCGGCCCAAGTCTTGGGACGGGGTTCAGGAATGATTTTCTCGCTCAATCTGCTGTATGGAGCGGCATTCATAGCGCCAGCACCGGGGCCAATCCAGGCGGCGTTCGCTGTGCCTTGGGCGATTTCTCGCTCTTGAGCGGCAGTAAGAGCCGGAGCACTTTGAGCGCCGGCTTGTAGGCGCAGCCAAATTTCCCGCTGCCGGTCTTGAGCTGACTTGTTGATCGTGGTTTCTTCGTTCATAGGTCACACCATATCAGCGATGCACTTTCTGAGCGTGTCGCGCTTGACCGCATACCCGTCAACAGTGGGATGGATGCCGTCCTCCAGCGGCACCCGTGGCTGGGCGCAGAAGTAGACTCCCATGTGGGCTGCCAAGTGCTTCATGGCTGACCGACGTTCCTCGAAAGCGGCTATGTCGAAATTGATCTGCTGCATGAGCGGCGTCATGGTTTCGCTGACCGGGTTCGGCTCTTCCAGAATCACGATCTTCCCGGCCTTCTGAGCGACAGTGACCAGCTCGCGAAGATTGGCCTTGTACTGCTCGACAGTCAGAGCGCCGTCGTTGATGCCCGGGTTCATCGCAACCACGCGGGCGGTTTCCCTTGCCATCTGCTCGGGCCAGGGGTAGTTTCGGCCGTCGGTGCCAGCCAGCATCATGGTCGTGTTCGACCCGCTCACCCCACGGTTGTAGACCTTCGCGCCCGGTCGGCTGGCTGCGTGTGGCTGGCCTTGTGCTTCCTGGGTGCTGTCACCGTAGGCCGAAATGACGTAGGGCTCTGGCGTGCCGGGTGGTTGAGCCTCGGGCGCTGGGGCGGATGAGCCGCCGCCTCCGCAGGCAGAAAGGACGACGGCAAAGAGCAGGGCAGTAAGATAGCGGGCTGGTTTCATGGTGACCTCGGTTGCTGGTTAAGCACCCGGAAGCCGTGAAACTGAGCCCTCAAAATTCCCCCGAAAAACGGCGGATTCAAGTGGTGGCGCGGTTCCCGACCCCGGTTCGAGGCACCACTATACTTCCGATGCCTTCCTATTGGTTGAGAAAATCTAGGAAAATCAAAGGTGAATCGACGGACGGAAGTAGGGTTTTCCGGGTCGATAGGAAATAGTTCACACATCAACCCCCCGAAAATCCCCCGACCAAACCCCCGATGGCCACGCCGAAGAAGACAGAACAGGGCACTTGGCGCATCCAAATCGAGGTGCGCGGGGTGCGTGACTCGAGCACTCAGCCGACCAAAAGGGACGCTTTGGAGTGGGCGGCGAGGCGCACAACCGAAATAAAAGCGATGGCGGGCGGCAAGGGCGGCACCGTCAAGACCCTGCGACAGGCGTTCGACAAGTACGCCGAAGAGGTCAGTCCGAAGAAGCGCGGGGAGTCGAAAGAGATCATCCGGCTCGAGGCGTTCAAGCGCCAGGCCCTGCCCATTGATCGCAAGCTGTCCGAACTCACCACGCCCGATCTGGTGACCTGGCGGGACTCGAGGCTCAAGATCAACGCTCGAGGATCGGTGCTGCGGGACATGACCTTGCTGGGCTCCGTGCTCGAGACTGCGCGCAAGGAATGGAAGTGGATCGAGGTCAATCCAATGCGCGACGTGACGCGACCGGAAAACCCCGACCACCGGGAGCGGCTGATTACAGGCCCTGAGACGCGCCGAATGCTCCGAGCGCTGGGTTATGGCTTCCCGATCCGAACGGTGTCGCAGGCGGTCGCTGCGTGCTTCCTGATGGCTTTGTCTACCGGAATGAGGGCTGGGGAGTTGTGCGGTCTGCGCTGGGTGGACGTGAAGGGCAATTTCGTGCGCCTGCCCATGACCAAGAACGGAACGGCTCGAGATGTGCCACTGTCCAAGACGGCCCGGCGATTGCTCGAGCGCATGAAGGGCTGGGACAAGGATCTGGTGTTCGGCATCAAGTCGCAGACCTTGGACGCGCTGTTTCGCAAAGCTCGAGAAAAGGCCGGACTCGCGGGCTTTACTTTCCACGACAGCCGCCACACAGCCGCCACCCGGATTGCTCAGAAGTTGCATGTGCTTGACCTGTGCAAAGTGTTCGGGTGGAAAAACCCGAAGCAAGCCGGCGTCTACTACAACGAAAGCGCGTCGAACATCGCCAAGCGCCTCTAGTGCTTGATGAACTCGAGCACTTCGCTGAGCAGCCATTTCCCGTGAACCGGCTGTGGAACCTGGCCGGCGTCGATCCGCTTGGCCAGCGTTCGGGTGGTGATACCCATCCGGTTGGCAAGCTCCTGACGGCTCACCAAACGGTCGTCCTTCTTGATGATGACCATCATCAGGTCGCGCAGGCCCTTAAGCTCCTGGCGCACTTCTTCAATGGTTGCTTCGCTCATCGTTCATCCTCCTCATCAGGCCAACGGTTCGGATCTCGCTTGTCTGGATACTTGCGGCGGCGTTTTGAGAGGTTCATGGCTGATCCTTAAAGCTGCCGCAATGGTGTTCGCGGCTCGTCATCACGTGTCCGGCGCCAAGTGGGATGCTCGCGTTGCTGATACCCAGCATTGCAATGCGTTGCTCGCCAGAGACCGGTGCGGATGCGTGACACTCGCCGACAAGGCTATTCATGTGATGCCACCAATCGCAACCGGCGCAGCAAGGCCCGTGCGCAGCGTAAAAGTTATCGATGATTGCTTGACGTTTGTTCATGGTCACTTCCTCGCTCGAATGGCGGCAGCCAGCTTCTTAAACCAGTCACAGAAGTTCGATCCGCCCCATGTTGCGAACTCATCTGCCATGCGAGCACACGCTTCCCGTTCCTCAGCCGCTGCCTGTGCTGCAACAAGCTGGGCGAAGTACAGCAATGCCTCATGCCCGTCGGAGTGGTGGTCGTCCTGAGATTGCAGATGCTTGTTCGCTTCGGCATCTGCCTCCATCGCCCATGCAATGATCTGGTCTTTGGTCATGGCCGACCTACCAACCGGCTCTTGCAGTGCTTCGCGCAGCACCTCGATCTCTTTCGACAATTGGCGGATATGCTCACAGGCCGCTTTTAGAGCCATAGCACATCCGACCGGCAAGTAGTCATTCCAAAAGTCGGCAAGCTCTTGAGGGGACTTATCGAGCCCATAGTTGACCCGCCAGCAATCGCAGTCCTTCAGTGCCTCGGTTTGATTGGTGTGGGTGGTCATGGTGAGGTTTCCTTTGTATGAGGGGCGGGCTCGTTGTCTGTCCATTCAAGCTTCACGGTGCTACCGATGCGAAAGCGATCGGGCGCGCAGTCCTGAGTGGCAACGCCAAACAGGCCACAGAGTTTTTCAAAGTCGCCCCACATCAATCCGTTGAAGCCGTCGGTTTTGACGAAAAACGGTGATTGCTCGGGCAACATGTCGGAGTCGTCGTCAACGATTGCGTACTGCTCAACCTCCGGGTGCCGACGCAGCCAGTCCGCGATTTCGTCACCACGGCAGCCGCAGAGGCTCGGCGTTTGGTCCATGGTCGGCAGGTCCAGGGCTCGACCTACTTCATCCCACCCGTTGGAATAGCGCCATGCGCTGGAGACCACAACTGACACGTTTCCCTTTGCGCATAGGCCTCGAATTAGGTTGACTGCCACCGTGTCAAACATGGTTAGGTGGTCGGGCGTGAACTTGTGCGGGTAGCCTCGAAACGCCACCGCTGTGCGTGCGCTGTTGAGCACGCCATCAATATCAAGGAATAGCACCTTCATCCCTTGCCTCCTTGTTCTGGAGGGGGGGGAAGAGGCTGCCAAGCGTTCGGATAGATCGGATTCGACACATGGGCATCGGTCCAGTTCTCGTTTGCCCAGTACCATCCGGCGTGATAGTCGCCGTCCTGATCGTCGTACCATGCCTCGCCGACAAGTTCGCCGATTGCCACGAGGACACGCCTTCCATCTTTCGGCGCACTGTCCATTGATTGCCACCCTTGCGGAGTGCTGTGGTGGGAGAGGGCGGCACGGGCGTCCCGAAATGCTTCCCACAGCATCTGCACGTTTGCATAACAACCTCGCAGCACGCGGTGCGAAACGACATGCGCGTAGCCGTCTGGAGCGCGGGCAAATGAGTGCTCGCTGCAAAGATAGTTTTCCCGGCACCACGCCTCAAACCTCTCCCTCTCGCTTGCTGGTGGAATGGGGGTGGTGTCAGACATTGCTGGTCTCCAAACGTGCGCGCAGGGCGGTGATGGCGGCGGACGTGTTGTCCGGCTCGCCGTCTTTGCTGTACCCGCTGATCTCCCATTCCAGAGCCTCCAGCGCCTGCCGCATCAGCGCTTCGTCGGCCTCGCTCAGAGGTTGTTTCTCTGCCTGCGGGGATGGAAGCACAGCGTAGAGCAGCGTTCCGCTTGGAGCCTCAGGCCGGCTAGGTGCCCAACCAAGTTCGCAGCCTCGAACGAAGGCCACCAGCGTTCCACCAGTCTTTGCCGATCGCTCCCGAGCATCGAGCCTTCGGAGTTCGCTGATAGCGTCGTACAAAAGATCTCCTCTAACCGCAATGAGTTCGTCATAGGACTTGTCGTTTACACAGAGCTCGAACTGATGAGCCAGACCGAGGGCTAAGCCGCTATTCATGATCGCCTCCAAGTCCAACGCGCTCAGGCCAGTTCTGCGGTGTGACAGGGTGTGTGATCTCCATTAACTGGAGCAGCCTTGCCGCTGCTTTGTATGCGTTGGGGTAGTGAATCATTGGGTAAGAATTCCCTCGGTTGTCATGGGCACTGACGTACCAGCCATCTGGCGCAAGGGTTGTCAGGTAGGTCCAGCGCTCAGATTCGTCGTCTGTGTCCGGCTTCGCTTCAATCTGTTTTGGCCTCGATCGAAATGCCACATCCGTAGGGTCGTACAGCGGGGCGTTGGTTGCCTGCGGGGATGGGGTGGCAAGGCGAGCAAGCACAAACGCCTTCATGTCGACGCCGTTCCAGCCGGCGCGCAACGCCGCATTTCCGATGTCGACCAGCGTCTGCGCGTTCCTTTGCGCGTGCACGTCTTGAGCCGGTGCGGTGGGTGGGGTGGGGCAAATGGCTTTCGTGTTGTAGCGACCGGCACAGCGCCGGTTCACCTTGCACAGCTCCTGTGAGTCGCAATCGCTGGGTGGTGTAAAAACGATCGCCTCCCCCTGCACTCGCTCGGGTGACTCCAGGGCGTCAGCAGCCTGTTGCAAAAGTGGGATGAAGTCCGCCAGCGGCATTGGCTTGCGACGGATCGATTGCGCCGTCTCGCGCAGGCGCGCTGCCAGCTCGGTGTGGGATGGGTTGGTCATGATTGCTCTTTCTGGTGCGATTCGAGGATTGCCGCCGCCATCTGCTGCACAGACAACCCCAGCGCAACCGCCAGCCGCGTGCAGGTGTACAGGCCTGGGTTGGCGTGCCGGCCAGCCTCCAAGTCGTGTAGGTGGCCTTTTGTCAAGCCAGCAGACGCGCCGGCTTCTTCGAGGGTCAGGCCCACCGCGATGCGCTTCGTCTTGATGAGTTCGCCGAATTTCATGACCGATCTCTCCCCTCACCCCGGGCGCGGGCTGCGCGCAATGCTTCGGCAACCTGCTCGCGACTGAACAGGGGCACCGTCTTTCCATCGGGGGAGCCCATGCGAACCGAAGTCACCTCGACCACGCATTCACTGGTCTGGCAGCGTTCCAGGTCGTCGGGCCAGATGTGTGCAATGGCGTCGTCCTTCAGGTCATCAAGGTACGCCAGCACGGCGCTGTCCTGCGCCACCTGCTCGGGCTGCACTGGCCTGCAATACGGGCACTTGGCCGCGTTGTGGTGGTTCGTCGGATCGAACCCCAGCGCTTCGCAGATTGCGCGCATGTCCGGCTTCTGCTCCCCGGCAGGCGGCTTGCTGGCGAGGGCGGCGATCAGTTCATCAAGAATTCGAGCGCCTTCCACCCACATACCTCGGTCAACGAGGTTGCGAGCATTCGTGAGACGCTGGGCGAAGCGCTCTCCCGCATTGCTGGCCGTGGGCTGGGTGGCAGCCAGATGTTTGCGAAGCCAGCCGATCATTTCCGTGGCCTTGTCATAGTCCATGTAAAAGTAGCCGGACAAAAGGGCTTCATAGATTTGTCGCAGCTTGTCGCTCGGCGCTTCTGCCTGCTCGGCCTTGCCATCTGGAGAGGGTGCGGCGGAGATCATGGCGACATAGGCAAGGCTTGCAGCGTCGCGCTCGTGCCCCCCGCATTCCTTGATCGCCCGACCGCCTGCCGTCCACATCTTCGGCGTCGGCTCCAACGGCACCAGCTTCCACCCGGCCTGCACTGCTTGGGGAGCAGGAAGGGAGGCGATGGCGGCATCAATTGCCGCCGCGTCCTTGCGGTGGCTGATCCGTAAAGCATCCATGTCAATATGGTCACGAGCCGTCAGCAACGCCTCGCGCCACGCCACCGCCTCACCGGCCTGCCGCTCTCGGTCGGCCAACAGCGCGCGGTCAGCGTAGATCACCGCGCGGGCGAAGTTGATCCAGTCCGACATGTCGAGCGGATAGCTTGGGGTCGGCCCGCCGACATGCTTGTCAACAAGATCAACGATGCGATCGTCGCTCAGTTCCGGGTTGGTATTGCTCACAGGGGGTCTCCAGAAGAGGTGAGGGCGGCGCGGGCGTTGGAGACAGCAGCCAGCTCATCATGAACAATTCCCGGCATCTGCTCGTTGAACTCAGCCAGCATTCCATTCATCGCCTCCACCAGATCCGCATTCACGCGATCAAGGCGTAGGAGTTCTTTCCCCATGTCAAACATCAGACCTTCCTCGTAAAAGCAATCTTCACGATCAAAACTTCCGCCCAATGATCTTTTAGCTTTTTCCGCCAGTTCAGTTGCTCTGCTCATGTTCAATCTCAGTAGGTTGTTTAGGGGGTTAGGCGTACTTGCTCGCCGTCTTTTTCCCCTTTGGCCAACCAGCTTTTGTGAAGTCCGAAACGATGTTTGCGACAGCGGGCAGCGTCTTGATAGCGGCCTGTTCGTCGGCGGGAAGGTACTTCTCAAACTCGGGAAGCATGTCCGCGAGGGCCTTGCGAGTGGTGACGCTATATGCAGCGGCTTTGATCTTTGATTGCAGCTCTTTGCGCTGCAAAGCTTGTGACTCGCTCAAGGCGCGCATGTTGTCCAGTTTCACCGCCAGCTCGGTACTCGGCTTGAATCGCTCGCCTCGACCGACGTAGACGGTTGGATAGCCAAGAGCGCCTGCGTGGTAGTTTGACGTCTCGACAAAATGAGAAAGTTCTTTGTCTTTGGCAATCGCACGGACCTTCGGTGGTAATTGCGCGATGCTGTCGGCAAGCAGCAGGCTTCTCGCCTGCTCGACATAGTCAATGCTGGGGACGTCGTTCATCGCCGAACGAACAAAGGCATCACGGATGGTGTTGGTCAGTTTCACGTTCTTCTCTCCAAGTAGGTAATAGGGGTGGATCGGACTACCAGCGCGCTAAGGGTTGGACTTCACTTCAGCGATAGCCCGGTTGAGCGCTTGGATTTCCTCAACCATCTCGACCAGGCCGTTCACGTCCCATCCATCCCCACCGCCTTCAATGCTGTTCAACATCGGGACAACCTTGTCCCTGACCTTTTGGGCGGCTTCTCGGCGTGCTTTGAACAACACCGAGAGCCGGCCTACTTGGGCCATGCGCTTGTCGTCGGACAGGTCGGGCAGCATGGTCAGAAAGGGATCAGGTCGCTGTCATCAAAACCTGCGGACTGCGCGGCAGTCTTTCCAGGCGCAGCGGTAGGCTGGGCATCGCGCTTGCCGCCCTGCAATGCAAGCTCGTTCACGCGCACGTCCATGCTCTTGCGCTTGTTGCCGTCCTTGTCCGTCCATTCGCGCTCGGACACAGAGCCAACCACCGTCACCGATTGGCCTTTGGTCAGGTACGGCTGCAAGGACTCGGCACGCTTGCCGAAGATCGAGCAGTTCCACCAGATCGCTTGCTTTTCCTTGCCTTGGCTGTCAGCGACAGAGAACGAGGCGACGGCATCGCCGTTGGGCAAGTAGCGGAGTTCGGCGTCTTTGCCGAGTGAACCGGCCACGGTAATTGAGTTCATGCGGTTTCCTTTGCGGGGGTGAGTTCTGCTTTGCGGGCGTTGGTTGCTTTCTTGACTGCGGCGTGATGCTGCGGATCCAGCATCTGCATCGCTGCCTCATAGTTCGACTTGAGAACTTCAAGCGTGTGGGCGTTGCTGATGCCTCGCAGGATTGCGGCCACGTCGGGCTTGCGTGCGGTATTGCCGTCGTCGTCTTCCGGGGCGATGCCACAAGCAGCCATCAACGAATAGCGCCTGGCGTAGGTGAGGGCGGACCCATAGCTCTGCGGGTCTTGCTTGGAGGCAGGAACGTGCAGCGGGCCGCTGGTGATGCTCTCGCCGGACTCATGGAGAAACATCGTCTCCACGGTCACGCCCGTGTTGTCCTCGCGGGTCTGTTGAACCATGGCAATGCCGTTCTCGTTGAGGGCGTCAATCACGGCCTCAATGCAGGCAGAGAGGTCCGCGTACTTCGACTTGAAGGCCGGGTTGGTGTTGGTCTTGAGCGCAGGTCCAAAGGCTTTCTGAGCCTTCACCAGGGCGGTAGCTATCTGTTTCATGCTTTCTCCTTGAATGGATCGGGCAGATCGCGCACCTTCTGCGCTTGCTTCTGCCGGTTGAGTTCGTGGTCAAAGGCCCGCTTTGCAGCCTTGAATGCCTGGATGACTTGCCGTGGTCTGCGCTCTTGCTCAAACGGCCAATTGCTTTCTTTCATCCTCATGACAAGCTCCAGTAGCCAGCAACAACAGCGATGAGGAAGAGGGCCAGCATCACAATGAAGAACCAGGCCGTGACCGCGAGAACATCAGCGCTCATCTGCTCAAGGTCTTCGGCGTCTTCTGGCTCATCACCAGCAAACTCGATGGGTTGAATGCAGGGCTGGCCTGCTCTGTAGCGGTTGGTCATGCAAGACTCCAGAGAGCGCCAGCCACGCGAGCCAGCACGGGACGAGGGGAGGCGGTGCGCGGCTCAAGCAAAGCTGTTTGCACCATCTCGGCATCGCTCGAAATGACGCGGGGCGATGGCGGCAGGTAGGCGCGACCGATCACGACCTTCCCTGTGTCAACGCAGTACGTGCTTGCGATGGGGACGACCTTCAGAATCTGGCGAGCAGATGCCAAGCCCTCGCTGTGCGCGGTGTTGTAGCGGTTCATGATTGCTCTCCGGTGGCTTTGGCTTCGTTATGCAGTTGGCGGTGGTGTGGTTTGCATAGCCACACCACATCCAGCGGCATGTCGTATGCGACGTGATGGCCTTCGACGTGTTCATGGCCGCAGACGGCGCAGGGCTGAGGCGAGACCCGTCCGGATTCAATTGCCGTCCGTAGAGCTCGACGCGCTGCGTGGCGCTCTCGGTGCAGTTGCGAATAGCCGCGCATCTGCTCGGCCTTGCGGGCGAGGCGATCAGGGTCTTGGCCGTTCTTCTGCTGCCACGCCACGTACCGCGCACGCTGGGCATCGCGGTACGCTGGGTCTTGACGGCGCATGGCGCTGCGCTCACGCCAGTAGTCGGAGCGATTACGCATGGTTGCCTCCGTTCGCCTTGGCGATGGCAGCGCGGATTACTTCGGCATCAAACCCACCGCGATCCGGACAATCCATCCACCACTCTTCGCTTTTCTCGATGCGAGACAGAACGTCTTGCAGCGCCTCCAGCAGCTCAGGAGCGGCAGCGATCAAGCGGGCGTTGGCAATCGGAAGACCGCGCCCATCGTCTTTCTCCCATGAGACAAATCCGATGCTGAACCCAAGCTTTTCGCAGTGGTGTGCGCGAAGAGGAATGAAAGTTGGAGCACCGTTTTTGGCGATCCAAGGTCCAGGCGTATGCGCGCTCATGGCTCAATCTCCAGTGCAAGAATCTCGATGGACTCGGCTACTTCTGGAAGCATCGCTTCCGCAGCCTTGCATCCAAGCGTTTGAAGAACAGTCGCGATGTAGTCAGCCGTCACCAGCGAGAAAGGCGTCTGCTGAATAGCCCGGCATGCATCGTTGATGTGGTGTTCGTACAAGTCAGGACCGCGATCAAACTGACGGCTGTAGGCGTGTGGGTCAGAGTCGCGGCGCTCTACGTTGTCCCTGGCGTTCATGATTGCTCTCCGAGGAACGATTGCGAGTGCTCGACACTCGCGATAAACGCGGCGACGAACCGTTCGCGGTGGAAATCGCGTGCCGCTTGAAACACGACGCGAGCCTGAGGGTCGCCCTCGAAGTAGCGAAGCTTCAGGAACTCCCGCAACGGGTCGAGTTCTTTGGTCCTGTCGTGGTAGCTGTCGAGCAGGTTTCGCCCGGTAAGGTGCTGCAAGCCGGCAGAAAAGTCTGTAAACAGCTTTCCATATGCATTCTTGAAATGCTCATCGGCCTTGGAATGAAGTTGGCTTTCGAGGCTCATCGCACCACCTCCGCACGAAAAGCACTGCGCTCGCTCAGCTTTGCCCGCATAACTTCCTGCTCAACAGGCTCCAGCGAGAGAAAGCCGGTGTCTTGCTCTTGGACTGCACAGTCCCAGAGTTGCCAGCCAAGATCGGCGGGCAGCTCGCGGGCCTCGGGTTGTGGCAACAGTGCGTAGTTCATGCGGCACCGCCTTCCGACTTGGCGATCTTGCGGGCCGATGCCAGTGCTTCCTCGATTCGGTATTTAGCGGAGCGGTTGTTTTCGGATGCCCATTCGAGTGCCTGCACCGCATCAGCGATCCGATCCGCGCGCTGGATCAAATGCAGGGCGCTTTCCATGTTGCCGGCCACGTCCGCCGCGCTCGACTCGGCATCGCGAACCGCGCGGATCGTTGCGTCGATGTCGCTCATGCCACCACCTTTTGAGAAAGGCGAGCAAAGGTCTCGCCGCGCTTGGCGCTACGACCCATGCTGATGGCTGCTTCACGGCTAATGGGGTGGCGCTTGCCCTGGTAGTCCTGGCGCAGTGTTCGCGATGCGCAATCAGAGCCGTAGTGCAGCAGTTGTCCAGCTTCGTCCTCAATGACAATGGTCAACTTCAGGTTTTTCTTGCCGCAGACATCGCACTCCGGCTTGTCGCTGATGCCACGTACCGTAAACCGCTTGTAGGTGGATTCCATGCCCCATCTCCTAGTTAAAGGCTTCGGTGAAGCCGTGAGATGAATTCTACAACTGTAGATATTGTTTGTCTACAAGCGTAGAAGTACAATGTAGAGAAATGCAGAAAATCCGACAGACGGTCGGCAGCAGGTCTCAGAAGCTGGGGCAGTTCTTGAGAGAGAGGTGTGGGAGCCGATAGGCAGGTTCAGCGGGAGCAGGCCGGCGCAAGCCGACCCGCTCCGTACTAGGTCACAGCACCAACGAGAGGATGATGAAAGCCACCGCCCGAAGGCATGCGGCTACATCAAGGTTGATGCTCACCTTTATCGAGGTCTTCATGATGTTGAGTCGGAAGAACCCCGGCGCCGGGGTGTTAACCCGCTGAACTTGTTACGCGCCCTTGCTGGCGCGGCCAGTTGCTTACCTAGGATGGGCTTCTGGCATCGGCTATGGATGATGCGATGTGTTCAGGCAGCGGTTAGCGCGTTTTGCCCCTAAGGGTTTCCCGGAGCGACCCGGTGCCGCAGTCTGAATTCCGCACTTCACCTCACCTATAAGCGGCTTGACGGGCCGCAGTGGGCGTTGTCGGACGCCCATCGAAAGTATCTCAGGAACTGCCCCAACTTCTGCGGCTACCAGGCAACAAAAAACCGCCTCAGTGGGCGGCTTCTAGGAGAGTGAGATGGAAGACGATGAAGTCAGTGCTTCGGCCCTTTGCCAGCCTGGTGAGCTGCCTCAAGCTCCCGCAGGCATTTCTGAATTACCGGGATCGCCTCAGGCGGAAACGCTATGTCGATCGATCCTGTGGGCCCCATGTGAAACTGGAGACCCTGGTGTCCGCTGGGTAGGAGAAACGGTACTGTTCCCGTCGTCAGCAACGTACGGGGACGATATTTATTCTGGGCAGTACGTTGGCCCTGCTGTCCACTTTGCTGATCTCTTGGTCGCGACAGAAGCGCCAGAATCACCAAAGACTGAAGCTCCGGCGTGAGGTTGATCGTTGAGTCATCTCCAGCCGCGTTCTTGAAGATCAGCGCGAGGTTGCCATTCGACTGATCTTCAAGATGGGCCACGGCGGTGGGCACGAAAACAGGCTTCATTTCACTCCTATCGTTTACAAGAAATCCCGCTTATTCAGGGGTCCACTTCCCGATAACCACGCCGGTGATTGTGGCGTTGCCGTTTATTTCTATGTAGCGTGGCTTCCAGTCTGGATTTAGCGCTTTGAGTAGTGTTCGCCCATCCTCGACAAGCAGTTGCTTAAACGTGGCCTCCTGCTGATCATCCAGGCGAACAATGACACGATCACCTGCTTTTGCCTCGCGGTCTGGGTCGACAAAGATGATGTCTCCGTGGGCGTAGCTTGGCCCACCAGTGGGGTTATGCATGCTGTCGCCACGCACACGTAGGCAGTATGCCCGTGGCCCATGTTTGGACGGACACGGGAGCCAGTCTTCAGCATCTCCAACCGCGTAAGGATCTGCCACATCGGACCATATCCCCGCCTGTACCCATGAGATGAGAGGCAGCGCGCCGGGGGCCTGGACCGGCTCGACGTTGAGGGCGTTTTTTTCGTTTTTTGCAGGGTTTGAAACTTCCCCAGAAAGCAACTCTTCGATAGACATCCCAAGCCCTCTTGCAATGGCATCGGTGTACTTAGACCGCGTGCTTTCTCGAATTTCCAGCGCGCTGATTGTTCCTACATCAACACCCGATGCCTCGGAAAGTTTTTCGAGCGTCCACCCTTTAGCGGTGCGCTGCGTACGGATTGCTACTCCTAGATTCATACGAGAACAGTAAACACTTGTAGACAGACGGTCTACTACACCTGTTGATTTTTCATTTCTACAAGCGTAGAATGCGGCCTTATGAACCTCATTGAAGCCGCTATTGATGCCGCTGGTGGCCCTTCCAAGGTCGCCAGAGAGTTGGGAGTGACCGTCCAAGCAGTTTGTTTTTGGCGTGACGGGAAGCGCTCCATGCCTCCAGAGTGGTATGCGACTTTGGAGCGCATGGGCGGCGGCGTGGTCACCCGTAAAGACCTCCGCCCCGACGACTGGCATCTGATCTGGCCCGAACTCGCCGAGCCCAAGACCGAGCAGGGGGCTTGAGATGCGCAGCACCACGAAACGCAGGCTGGACATGTGCAAGCGCGTCAACAGGGGTCCATGCGCCACCTTTGGGCTGGCGTATGTTTTCCCGACCGCCGACCAAATTCCTTGGCAGGACTGCTTCCTGGAGTCTCCAGCTGGAAAGGCTATGAGCCAACTTGTGAATTCGGCGGGCTTGGCAGTGCGAGAGCAAGCAGATCCCAAGTCTCCTGATAGCTCGCGATTGCCTTGTCCGTCTGAGCGCCAGAGTTCAACAGAACAACCAACCCCTCCTGACGCGTCCTCTCCATCACCTGCGCCAGAAGCGCTGGATCCGGATGAATCTCCATGAGTGCTCGCACCGCATTGCCTATTGCCATGGTCGCGCCCACTGCGTATCCGCGTAGCTCTTCCAGATCGTTGTTCATGTCCGCTCTCTTCCGTAATGGTTGTGTCGAAGCTCCCATTGTCCAACGGAAGAGGGCGGACGCCCAACAGGGCGAGTCCACGAAGTGCGGCGGTGCTGATGTGTTCCATGCAGCCAGTCTCTTTTTTTGCCCGTTGGCTGTCATTCCCAACGCTTCCCAACTTTTAGGAGACCCGAGGAATGGGTGAAGACGACTCGATCAACACGGTACTCATCGAAGCCGTGAAAGCCTTGGGCGGCAGCAAGATTGTTGCGGCCAAGCTGTGGCCCGAAAAGATGGTTGACGCCGCGCAGCGTCACCTGCTGGCCTGCCTCAACGAAGACAAGCCCGAGCGCTTGAGCCCGGACCACCTCATGCTGGTCTTGCGCATGGCCCGGGACAAGGGCCACCACGGCGCATTCGCCCACATGTGCGCTCTGCTGGGCTATTCCGAACCCCAGCCTATCAACCCCAAAGACGAGCTTACCGAGCTGCTGCGCGATTACTTGGAGTCCAAGAAGTCGGACGACAGGAAGGCGGAGCGGATCGAGCGCGCCATTGCAAGCATGGGCCAACTTAGGAGCGTGGCATGACCGATCTTTTTGGATACACCGCGCCCCGTGCGCCGTTCGTTGACATCCGCAACCAGCGCGACTCCGTGTCGGAGGAAAAGGCGATCCTCTGCCGACAGTTGAACGAGTTGGTGCGCAAGGTTCCCGACTCGATCCGTGGCGCGTCGGTCAACAAAACCCGCGAATGGATGCATGTGCGCGAGCGGTGCCAGAAGGTTCTGCAGAACAAGCGCAGCAGCCGGACCGAACTGCAATCGGCGGTCAACACCATGCGCGAGTTTGACAAGGCGACAGCATGACCACACCACCCATCAAGTCAGACGACCGCAGCGCACAGCCCATCCAAGGGCTATCCAAGCGTGGCCAAGAGCTTGTCAAGCCTCGTGTGTTTGGCAAGGTCACTCCGAGCCAGGAGAAGCGCTCATGAACCAAATCGCCACAACCATTGAGCAGCCGCGCGCACGTCGCAGCGATCCCGGCACCAGCCATGCCGCTGCAAAGCGTGCAGAGCGGTTTGCTGATAGCCACGCCGGCAAGATTCTGCAAGCCATCAAGTTCTTTGATTCATGGCTCGGCGACGGCATGAATGCGGCCGACCTCAGTTTGGCAACAGGCCTCACCGTTGTTCAGATCGACCGCAGAACCATCGAGCTGCAGCGCAAGGGCTTGATCCGCGTCAAGCAGCTTGGCGGTGCTGACGTTGTGCGCAACGGCATGCGCGTTTGGGAAGCCGTGTAAATGGCTACGCGCACTGCAATTTCCAAGAAGATCCGATTCGAGGTCTTCAAGCGCGATGCGTTCACATGCCAATACTGCGGCGCACATCCGCCGTCGGTGATCCTGCATGTTGATCACATTCACCCTGTGGCGGCTGGTGGCAAGAACGCCATGGACAACTTGATCACCGCCTGTGAGCCTTGCAACCTCGGCAAATCGGCCCGACTCCTGGCGGATATCCCCCAAAGCTTGAAGGACAAGGCTGCGGAGGTCAAAGAGCGTGAGGCTCAGATCAAAGGCTACCAGGCTGTTATGGATCGGCAACGCCTGCGCATCGAAGATGACGCCGAGGTCGTCCGGGAGGTGTACGAACGCTTTGTCGAAGGCATGACGCTGTCCGACTCGGCAATGATCAGTGTGCGCAACTTCATTGAAGCGCTTGGGCGACACGACGTCGTAAAGGCCATGGAAAAGGCCTACTCGCGCCCGTCACGCGGTCCAGGCTCGCAGTTCAAGTATTTCTGCGGGATCTGCTGGACAAAGATTCGGGAGGCCAAAGGTGCCTAACAGAATCGTCAGGGACGCCATTCTTTCCAGTGAGCGGGTTGCCTCGCTTGGCTGGCCGGAAGAGGTGTTCTATCGACGCCTGATGTCCATCGTGGACGACTTTGGCCGGTATGAGGCGAACCCGCAGTTGCTGCGCTCGCGCTGCTACCCACTGCAAACAGACAACGTTCGTGCTGCGGACATTTCCCGTTGGATGGCTGCGTGCCAGAAGGCCGGTTTGATCCTTGGTTACGAGGTTGCTGGCAAGCAGTACCTTGAAGTTCTCAACTTCGGGCAGCAGCAACGAACTGCAAGCAAGTTCCCTCCTCCTCCGCCTGTTGATAACAAATGTCAGCAAGGTATATCAAATGATCGTCTAGGCGTATCCGTATTCGGAGTCGTATCCGAAGGCGTAGTCGAAGGTAGCGCCGAGCCGCAAAGCGACTCGCCGCCAGCCGTCGTGTCTGTGCCATTGGTGGACAAAACCGAGTACGGGGTCACGCAGGCAGAGATCGACGAATGGAGCCTTGCATACCCGGGCGTCAACGTGGTGCAGCAACTGCGGGAAATGCGGGTTTGGAGCTTGGCCAACACGGCGCAACGCAAGACCCGCCGAGGTTTCAATGCCTTCGTGGTTCGCTGGCTGGCGAAAGAGCAGGACAAGGCGGGCGGCTCACGACAGGCCACCTTTGCCCATCAAGCCGCCGATGTGGCCCGCGTCACCGTCCCCCCAAAGCCTGGCAAAGATCCGACGCTGCTTGAGATCGAGCGGCATTCGGCTACTGCAAAACCCATGTCCCCTGAGATTCGCCAAGCGCTGCGAGAAGCGGCGGAAAGGATGCGCGCATGAGGACCGTAGTGACTTTGATCATTGAGCACATTGAGCCGTTGCCGAACCTTGCGAGAGAAATTGCCCGAGAGGCTTTGTGGATGGATGACGTTACGAACGTCCACATCCAAGGATCGGCTGTCTCTGGAGAAATGATCACTCTGCCTGTGATCGAAATGCCGGAAGAGGTGAAGCCATGAGGTGCCGTGTTGGAGATTTGGCGATGGTTGTACGGTGCTCACCGGGGTCGGAAATCACTCTCGGACACGTCTGCGAAGTTGTAGAGATGGAGATCCACCCATTCACCAAAGAGATTGGCTGGGTTGTTGAGCCACCTTGCCCAAATGGGCATGACTGCATTGTTGATGCCTTCCTTCGCCCCATTCGCGACGCAGGCGACGACGCAACCGATGAGATGGTTCTGATCGCTGGCAAGCCTCAAGAGGTGAGTGCATGACCCTTCACAACAAGGAATGGAAGTTCCGCCGCATGGTGATCCAGGCTGCTACGAGAAAGCGCCGTCCTGATGGTGTTGGCCTTCGTCGACCGGCTCACAAAGAGACGCCTCTGAGCAACGCTGAGATTTTCTACGGCTTGCAGCACGGGCTGATCAGCCTTCCCCCTCTCAACCAAGGAGCATGACCATGAGCAAGAACCATGTGTGGGTCGTTGAAATGAAGGTGGCAAAAGACTGGGTTCCTATGGCTCATGAGACTTGTGCTGATCGTCAGTCGGCGCGTGCTCTTGCTGCGTGGCGTAGGGGCATGGGGAGGGGTTTTGTTGTCCGTGTTCGCAAGTACGTGAGAGCAGCATGACCGACCGTCTATCCATCCGCATGTGGGAGCCTACCCAAGCGCGCAAGGCTCTGGACGGCGCTATCTGGACCCAGCTCAAGGCGCATCTCATGGCCGGGCGGCGCATGGTGGTTGAGGTCAAGCCTGAGACGCGCAGCCTCGAAGCCAATGCGCGTATGTGGGCAATGCTGACCGAGATCTCGGCTCAAGTCGAGTGGTACGGCCACCACCTCACTCCTGGCGAGTGGAAGGATGTCTTTAGCGCGGCCATGAAGCGCACGAAGGTCGTTCCTGGCCTGGATGGTGGATTTGTCGTCTGCGGCCAGTCCACCTCAAAGATGACCCGCGCCGAGATGAGCGAGATGCAGGAGTTGATGGCTGCATTCGCCGCTGAGCGCGGGGTTCGGTTCAGTGCGGTGGAGGCGGTGTGAGGCGTGCCGCAAAGATCGACGCTAACCAGCCCGAAATCGTCTCGGCGCTGCGCAAGGTGGGCGCGACCGTGGTAACGCTGGCTGCGGTAGGGAAGGGCGTTCCTGACCTGCTCGTGGGCTTCCGCCAGTCCACCTATCTGCTCGAAGTCAAAGACGGGCAGAAACCGCTGAGTGACCGCCAGCTCACGCCGGACCAGATTGATTGGCATGTCGCCTGGACCGGTGGCCCGTGCGCTGTTGTCAGTTGCGTGGGCGAGGCGCTTTCTTTCATAGGAGCCGCGCAATGAAGGGCTCAACCCCAACCGCCGCCGAACGTGATCTATGGGACGCGCTGGCGGAGCTTGGCTGCATCGCCTGCCGCAAGGATGGCCGCGTTAACCCAGTCGTCTCTATTCACCACATCGACGGTCGAACCAAGCCTGGGGCGCATCGCAAGGTGCTGCCGCTGTGTGCAGGCCACCACCAGGACGGAACCGGCGCACCCGGCTTGATCGCAGTCCACCCCTACAAGGCCCGGTTTGAGGCGAAGTATGGACGGCAGACCGATCTGCTGGACGACTGTTTGCAGATGCTTGTACCAACAACCAAGTCACGTTACACCCAATGAATCTCGACGACATCAAATCCCGCTGCACAGAAGTAGGCGATTGCCTGGAATGGCAGGGCTACTACGGGCGCAACCATCCCCGATCAGCAGGTCAAAGTGTCCGGCGCATCGTCTACGAGCTGGTTCATGGACCGGTGGAGAGCGATCCCAAGAAGGTCGTGACCATGACATGTGACAACCACCGCTGTGTTCATCCCGATCACCTGGCCTACGTCAAGAAGACCGTGGTAGCTCGCCGGGTCGCATCGAAAGGGCTGTTTTCCACACTGATCCGCAAGCAACGGATAGCCGAAACCCGCCGCATGCAGTCGGGGAGCATCACCATGGAAATTGCCCGTGAGATCAGGGCAAGCGATCTTAATGCCAAGGAAGAGGCCAAGCAAAGGGGAATCAGCCGGGGCATGGTCTACAAGATCCGCGCTCATGAGACGTGGCGGGAGTACGGTGCAAACCACTTTGCGGGGCTGATGTGATGACTCAAACGATTGACCAAACACTTGCCGAGCGCGGCAACCGTTACGGCGACTTCACAGACCATGCACGGATCTGTCAGGGCCTCAAGCGCCTCATGATGCTCACACCGGGTTGGGCGCGTCTCTCCGACGTGCAGCGCCAGGCCCTTGACGTGATCGCCGACAAGCAGGCTCGCATCCTGTCTGGCGACCCCGATTACGCCGACAACTGGCACGACATCCAGGGGTATGCCAAGTTGGTTGAGGACCGGTTGCCGAAGGAGGGCTCATGACCGAAACCATTGAACGCACCGAGCAAGAGGTCAACGAAGCCCTTAACGACCTGCTTCGTCGCTGGCACGCCCACTGCCTCGGGTACTCGCATGGCAAGGGCTACCCATCCGTGGACTCGGCATGCCGGTACTCGCGCACATCGCGGCAGTACGACGACCAAAACGGGGCGCTCGATTCGGCGGTGGACAGCAAGATCATGGAAGGTGTTGACGGGGTGATGTGGAACATCCAGCAGCCGTACCTCACGGCTTTGCAGTTCCAGGCCCGCAATCTGTTTACCGGCAAACAGGTATGGACATCGCCACGGCTCCCCGTCGATCCCCAGGAGCGAGCGGTCATTTTGATCGAAGCCCGAAATATTTTGCTCAGGGGGCTTGCAAAGGCCGGAGTGATGAATTAGACTCGCCCACGGCGGGCGAAGTTGTCTTCAAAGAGATTTCGCCCGTTTTCGTTTGGAGGCCGACGCGCCTCTAAGCGGCATCACATAGTCGGCGGCGTGGAAGGACACGCAGCGAGATCGCAACGGGAAACAAACGGGTAAAGCCGCGTAGTACCGTGATAGGTGGTATGAGCAGCAGCCGGCTTCGGTTGGCGACAAGGGAACCTGCACAAGCGCTGGATTAGTGCCACCCAGCAGCCGGAATCAAGCCCGGCACGACTATGTGATGCGCCATGAAGGCTTCGGATTGTTTCTGCTGTATTGCACGAGGTCGCCCAGACGAAAGTTGGTGGCCGGCAGTCCGAAGCCTTGATGGTGAAAGAGAACGCAGCACTTGCGACTATGACGGGCAAGCGAAAACCCGACCGTTAGGCGTTTGACGCTAGAGACGGTAATCAAGCACGGCAGAGAATCGGGGACGTGCAATCCGCGCGAGTCGCCGCCATCAACCTTCAAGTCCGGCACGCATCGCGTTGACCGGCCATCCGAGCTGATCGCCGGATGAAGTAATCCAAGCCGCTCCGCAGCAATGCCCGGGCGGCTTTTTCGCGTTCGCAGGGCAGCGACATCAACCCGATAGACCAAGTGTCATAAGGCCGCTCGCCCTGCACCTATCTTCATGCCCGCAGCCGAAGCGGGTCCGGCAAGGCCGGGTAACCCTTCCCCAGCTCGACCCTGGGGTGAAGCGGCAAGGTCGATACCGCATCGCACCAGCTAGGCCAGATCAAGCCTGGTAGTCGGATGGTGCGCATCTCATTCAAACGTACCTGAACGCATTCAGGGTAGGAGGCTTCATGGAAGCTGGACTTGTGGCCATGGGCCATTCCTCATTGAAACTCGCCCCTCTCGCCGGCATGGAAGACCGCGATCTCCTGCAGATCGTTGACCTCAAGACCGATGAACAGCACCGCAACAAGGGCGAAGCATCGAAGCTGATGGAAGAGGTGTGTCGCCGGGCTGATCTGAGCAAGTTCCTCCTGATCTTGACGCCTGAGCCTCGCTCGCTTGAGGACTTCTACAAGAAGTTCGGCTTCGTGACCATCCAGCACAAGCCATCGATGTTGATGTGCCGCGACCCGAAGAAGAAGGTGTGGAACATCGACACCGATGAGGTTGCGGAAGTTGGTGGGCACTGACATGAACGACGGCAAAGTGCCGAAAAGTGCCAAGCGCCAGCCTCCTGGCGGAAGTCGCAAGGGCGTGCCCAACAAGGTCACCAAGGAACTCAAGGAGATGATCCTGGGCGCTCTGGACCAATCCGGAGGGGTGGAGTACCTAGTTGAGCGTGCGAATGACCCTAGGACTGCTGCGGCCTTCTTGTCGCTGGTTGGGAAAGTCCTGCCGATGACGGTTCAAGGGCCGGGCACAAATGGTGAGTTCAGCATTGCGGTGATCGAGCGACGTGTCATCGACTCTGGTAATTGAGACGCCGCGCGTCTTTCTACCGCTACTCGCTGACAAAGATTCAAAGGGCTACCCTGCGCGCTATCTAGGTGCTCACGGTGGCCGAGGCTCAGGCAAGTCTCACTTCTTCGGTGAGATGCTGATCGAGCGATCGATCGTGGAGAAGACGGATGCGGTTTGCGTTCGTGAAGTGCAGAAGTCGCTTGATCAGTCGGTTAAGAAGCTGCTCGAAGACAAGATCGAGACGATGAACGCAGGGGCGTACTTCGAGGTTCAGGATAAGAAGATCCTGAGCAAGCTCGGCGGACTGATCATCTTCCAAGGGATGCAGAACCACACCGCCGACTCGATCAAGTCGCTTGAAGGTTACGACATTGCATGGGTGGAAGAGGCGCAGAGCTTGAGCCAACGCTCGCTTGACCTACTTCGCCCGACGCTGAGAAAGCAGGGATCGCAGCTCTGGTTTAGCTGGAACCCGGATTTAGAGACTGACCCGATTGATGCGCTGCTGAGGTGTGAAAACCCACCTCCAGGCTCGATTGTGGTCAAGGCGAACTATCGGGACAATCCGAAGCTGCCTCAGGTCTTGAAGGATGAGTTGGACTATGACCAGCGCAGAGACCCGGACAAGTTCGCGCACATCTGGCTTGGTGAGTATCGAAAGAACTCCGAAGCCCGGGTGTTCAAGAACTGGAAGATCGAAGAGTTCGACCTTGATCCGACGGCGGTCATTCGCCAAGGTGCGGATTGGGGCTACTCGATTGACCCGACGGTCTTGGTTCAGTGCTACATCGTTGGCCGAAAGCTCTACGTGCCGCATGAAGCCTATCGAGTGGGTTGCGACATTGTGGACACGCCGGATTTGTTTCTGTCTGTCCCTGACAGCGAGAAATGGCCGCTGATTGCTGACTCGGCCAGACCGGAGACGATCAGTCACTTGCGCAAGAACGGCTTCCCAAAGATTCAGGCCGCTGTGAAAGGTGCTCGAAGCCTGGAAGAGGGCGTTGAGTTCCTGAAGAGCTTTGACATCGTGGTTCATCCACGTTGCAAGCACCTGATCGACGAGTTGACCTTGTACAGCTACAAGACCGACCCGCTGACCAACCTCGTTCTTCCTGTGTTGGAAGACAAAGACAACCACGTTATTGACGCCCTTCGGTATGCATGCGAGGGCGCACGCCGCGCTGCCTCGGTGACGAAGCGAGAGCCCATCAAAACAATGCCCGGTCAAGGATCGGGATGGATGAACGGATAAGCCATGAGCCTCAAGAACACATCAGCCTGCCTCGGATACCAGCAAATCACCAGTTTGGCCGCATCCACTGGTTTGACGGTGCCGAGCGATCAGCTTCGTGGCATTCCGACTCTTGCCGTGATCCAGGCCGAGGCTCAGGCTGTGCGCTGGCGTGATGACGGTACTGCTCCGACTGCGACGGTCGGCATGGTTCTCGCGGCTGGCGCGTCGATGGAGTACGACGGCAATCTGGCAGGGATTCGGTTCATCGAGTCCACTGCTGGCGCGATCCTCAACGTCAGCTACCGAAGCTAATGGCTGAAAAGTCCAAGAAACCGTCCCAGGATGACATCCTCGCGACGGCTAAGGAGAGGTTTGCCTACGCGATTGATCGAGCCGAGCACAACCGTTCGCGGCAGAAGGAAGACATTCGGTTTGCAGCTTCATCTCCTGATGATCCTTGGCAGTGGGAGCAGATGACGCTGCAGGCCCGCAGGCTGCACAACCGACCGATCCTGACGATCAACAAGCTGCCTCTGCACATTCGGCAGGTCACGAACGACATTCGCCAGAACCGTCCGCAGGTTCGCTATCGGCCTGCTGACGACAAGTCCGACCCCGAAGTCGCTGACATTCTCAATGGTCTGGTGCGGCACATCGAGGCTCATTCGCAGGCTGACATGGCCTATGACGCGTGCGTGCTGAACCAGGTCACGCATGGCGAAGGTTACTTCCGTGTGCTCGCTGACTACGTGAGCGACGAGGCTTTCGATCAGGACATCTTCATCAAGCGTGTTGAAGATCCGTTCCGGGTGCATCTCGACCCTGATCGGCTGGACCCTGTTGGTTCTGATGCGAAGTGGGGTTTCATCGACGACGACATGTCGGAAGATGAGTTCAAGAAGCAGTACCCAGACGCGGAGCCTGTTGATTGGAAGTTTGCCAACGACACGACGTGGTTCCCGGGCGAAAAGCGCATCCGCATCGTCGAGTATTTCGAGATCGAAGAGAAGGAAAAGAAGCTCTTTCTGTGGGCCAATGGTTCAACCTCGTTCGAAGGCGACCCGATGCCCACTGGCGTTTACATGGGCGAGGTGCCCATCAAAGAGCGCATGTCCACCAAGTGCAAAGTCATTTGGCGCAAGCTCAACGGCCAGGAAGTGCTTGACACGAAGGAATTTCCGTCGAAGTACATCCCGATCATCCGTGCGGTCGGGAACGAGTGGAAGGTGGACGGCAAGACCTACATCTCGGGCATCGTGCGCAACGCGAAGGACTCGCAGCGCATGTACAACGTGGCTCAGTCTGCGATTGTCGAGCGCGTGTTGCTTGCTCCCAAAGCGCCGTGGACTGCGCCTGTTGAGTCGATCAAGGGCTATGAAGCCATTTGGCAGACGGCCAATACCGATCCTCACTCCTTCCTTCCTTACAACGGACTGGACGAAGCAGGGAATCAGCTCCCACGTCCTGAGCGCACCCAGCCTGCAACGGTTGAGCCTGGCTTGTCGCAGATCGCCATGGGTGCATCTGACGACATCAAGGCAGAGACCGGCCAGTTTGATGCATCGCTAGGCCAGAAGTCCAACGAGACCAGCGGCAAGGCCATCATGGCTCGCCAGCGTGAAGGCGATACCGCGACTTTCCACTTTGTGGATAACTTCGGCCAGTCGGTTCGGCACCTCGGCGCGATCATTCTGGACATGATTCCTCGGGTCTACGACACCAAGCGTGTCGCGAAGATTCTGGGTGAAGACGGCGACATGGCAACGGCTGTGCTCGACCCTGCATTGCCTGAAGCCATGCAGAAGGTGCGCGACGACAAGGGCGCGATCAGCCGCATCTTCAACCCGAATGTGGGTTTCTACGACGTTTATGTGACGACCGGCCCGAGCTACACGACTCGGCGCGTTGAAGCTGCAGAAGCCATGACGCAGATGGTTCAGGCCAATCCTGAGCTGTGGGGCGTCATTGGAGACCAGATCGTCAAGAGCATGGACTGGCCTGGTGCTGAAGACATGGCTGAACGGCTCAAGCTCACGCTCATTCCGCCTGTTCAGGAAATGCTCGGCAAGGACGAAGGCGAGCCTGAGATTCCGCCTCAGATCAAAGGCGCAATGGATCAGATGCAAGGCCAAGTCCAGCAGCTTGACCAAGCGCTTCAGGGTGCCATGGGCGATCTGGAAAAGGCTGAGGCTGACAAGCGCCAGATGGAGCTGAAAGCTCAGCAGGAAGAGTCCAAGCGCATCAAGATTGAGACCGAAAACTACGTGCTCAAGGCTCAGAAGCAGCTTGCAGACGAGGAGCAGCAAGCGATGCAGCGCGTGCAAAGCGCCATGCAGCCGCCAGTTGTGCCAGAGGTCGAGAACGAAGCTGTTGAGGCTGAGCAAGAGGAGCAGGAAATGCAAATGCTCAACGCAATGGTTGAGGCCCTAGGTCAACTGGCCCAGCAGCAGCAAGCGGCCAACGAGCAACTGATCGGCGCGATTCAAGAGAGCAGTGCAGCGACTCAAGCCAGTGTTGAGCAGATGGCGCAGGTCATCTTGGCTGATCGCCAGCAACCCCGGACTGTCCGCTTGAGCAGCGGCAAGACCATCGAAATCAACCCAGCGCAGATGGCGCAGTAAGGAAGCAGAATGGCAACGTACAACAAAATCGCAGGTAGCCGCGAGGCCCTGGTCGAGTCGATCAACGCTGGTTCGGACCAGTGGGCCATTGCCCTGTCGAACACCGCTCCATCGGCGACGGCGTTCACGGCTGGCACATCGGACTTGGCGACCGGTGGTGGCTACACCCAGGGCGGGGCGAACGTCTCGACTACCTCATCTTCAGAAACCGGTGGCACCTACCGCCTGATCTTGGCCGACCCTGCGACCTGGACTGCTTCCGGCGCGAACATCGGCCCGTTCCGATACGTGATCTTGGTGGACAAGACTGTGAACCTGATGGTGGGTTACTGGGACTATGGTTCGAGCATCACTCTGCTGTCGGCCAACAGCGACACCTTCACGGCGGATCTGGACGGTACGAACGGCGTGATCTCGCTCGCATAAGGGGTAGCGCGTGGCCACCCCGACGCTGCTGAGCGTCAGTAACGTCGCGCTCCCAAACACCGCCGACTCAGGCAACGTATCTGTCACCGCTCCTACGGGGGCGAATGCCTGTGTCATTGGTGGCACGTTCTACGTTGGGGATAACAGCGTTGTCACGAGCCTGACCGGTTCACAACTGACATCGACCACCAATGGCGCGCTGAAGACTGCTACGCCAAGCGGCGGGAACTACATGAGTTCCTATGCCGGGGCGTTTCAGGTCACAGCGACTGGATCGCAGACGATCCGCCTCCAAAAGACTGGCGGATATGGTGAGGGTCCAACCTGCCAGATTGCATGGCTGACGGTTGACGATCCGACAGACTTTGTTCGGACCAGCGGCTTCCTGATTGACACTCAGGCAAGCTCGCCGGATACGCTGTCTGTCGCTTTGGCAAGTGCGACTACAGACTTGGTGCTGGGGATTTTCGGCACTGATGGCAGCTCTTCGGACCCATCGGCCCCAAGTGGGACGACGCAGCAGGGAACGCTGCAGACCACGCAGTTTGACAAGTCGATCGTCTTCTCTGTTGACTCGCCGGGGGCGAGTACGACGACGATCACGGTCGGCAGCAGGGCTTACCCGACGCTGATCGGCATTTCGCTGAAAGCAGGGTCAGGCGGTCCGACAAACTACAGCCTGACCTGCGATGTAGGTAGCTACTCGCTGACAGGAATCGCGGCGCTTCTGCGTCGTGGGTATTCGGTCGTTGCGAACGTCGGTAGCTACGCGCTGACAGGGCAAGATGCCGCGCTTCGGCGTGGGTATAGCCTGGTTTGCTCGACTGGCTCATATGCGATCACTGGCTACGATGCCACGCTCACGTATGTGCCGGGTCCTACGGCGTACTCGCTGACCTGTGATGTTGGCTCGTACAGCCTCACCGGTTACGACGCGACCCTGACCTATGGAGCCGGGCCGACCAATTACTCGCTGACGTGCGACGTTGGGGCCTACTCCATCACGGGGCATGACGCCACGCTGACCTATTCGGCGGGTGCTGCGAATAATTCACTGTCGTGTGATGTTGGGGCCTATGTCCTGACAGGCATCGACGCAACCCTGACGTACACGCCTGGGGCTGCGAATTACACGCTGACTTGCGACACGGGTGCTTATGCGCTTGCCGGCGTTGCAGCGACTCTCTCATTTGGTCGCAGGCTGACAGCAGACACCGGTTCGTATGCGATCACGGGACAGGCGGCAACGCTGGTATATGGCCGCAGGCTGATCTGCGCAACGGGTGCGTACTCGTTGACTGGTCAGGACGCGACGTTAACGGCGGTCATTTCTGGGCCGATGGCCTATTCGTTGCCGTGCGACACGGGGTCGTACTCGCTGTCTGGAGGAGACGCTGGGCTGACCTTTGTCGAGGTCGATGACATCGTCCTTCTCGGCGGTGGTCCAGGCCTGCCAAAGAAGAAGAAAAAGCGTGTTGTCCGCACTGAGCTGGACAAGGATTCGTACCTCTATCGGCTGCTGTCACCCGAAGTCCGGGCGCAGATCGAACCCGAGGTTGCTGAGGTCATCGAGGCCAAGGCCGTTGAAGTTGTCGAGCAGAAGGCCAAGCCCTCGCCCAAAGCGGTGCGTGTGGCCCTCGCAGACGAAGGGCTCGCCTACAGGCAGGCCTACAAGGAAATCTACCTAGAGCTGATCGGAGAAATCCGAAAGGCTCAGGAAGACGAAGAAGAGGAAGAAGAGGCCATTGCGATGGCTTTGATCCTCTAAGAGACCCGCACCGGTCCGGATTGGCCGGGGTCGAAAGACAACAC